GGTGTTGTGGTGTCGGCTGATCGGCAGACGAAAAAACGGTATTTACTTGATGCGTCTCGTATGCCTGCACCCACACCTTCACGTATTCGTGAACTGATCGAGTCGTGGACTATTAAGTATAATCCACAGGCTTGGGTTATTGAGAAGAATGCTTTTCAGTTGTTTTTGACTCAGGATGAACAGATTAACCAGTTCCTCGCTTCGCGTGGTGTCCGGTTGATTAGCCACTATACGGGTTCTAACAAGATGGACCTTGAGTATGGTGTGGCTTCTATGGGTCCTTTGTTTGGTCAACTTGATCAGCAAAATAAGTTAATCAAGGGTACTAATCTGATTGAACTTCCTCGTACAGATAATGAGGGTGTTAAGTCTTTGATTGAGCAGTTGGTTACGTGGTCGCCTGGTACTAAAAATAAACAGGATGGACCGATGGCTTTATGGTTTGTGGAAACACAGATTAGGGATTATGTGAACAGTAGTGGACGATTTGGTTCTACCTGGGTGCGTAATCCGTTTGCCACACCAAATGATTTGAAGAAACGCCAAGTCGTTGACTTGGAAGAATTTGCTAGGCGACAGAAAATGGCAGGGAGCTTTTAATGGCTAGAACTATGGACGAGATTACTACTCGTGTGAAGTATCTTCGCCGTAGTTCAGCGGAACGCGATCAGCGTTGGTCTGATGTGCGTGAGGTTCGTAAGGGTAACATTAATAAGGTTTTCCCTGGTTTGTTCCCTGATGATTATCCTAAGCCTATGGTGGCTAACTTTATTGACATTGCTGCCCGCGATGTGGCTGAAGTTATTGCACCACTACCTGCGTTTAACTGTAATGCTACTAATGTTGTGTCTGATGCTGCACGTAAACGTGCCGATAAGCGTACGATGATTGTTGCTGGTTATCGTGACCAGTCTCGTTTGCAGACTCACATGTTTACTGGTGCTGACCGTTACATTACTTATGGTATGGTTCCGTTTGTTATTGAGATTGATTATGAACGCAAAACCCCTATTATTCGAGTTGATGATCCATACAATTCGTATGCTGAGTTTGACCGCTTTGGTCGTTTACTGTCTTATAGTAAGCGTTACTTAAAGACTATTGAAGATTTGTGCATGGAGTTCCCAGAGCATGAAGCTACTATTCGTGGCCGTTACCATCAGGGTGGGCAAAATGCCCAGCTTGAGTTAATCCGTTACCACGATAAAGACCAAACGGTTCTTTTTTTACCTGAACGTAAAGACTATGTTATAGCAAAAACAAAAAACCCTATCGGTAAGATTATGGTTGTTTGCGCTGTTCGACCTGGTATTGATTCTGATGAGAATTTTCGTGGCCAGTTTGATGATGTTTTGTGGGTTCAGGTTGCTCGTAGCCGTTTTGCTACACTATCACTTGAAGCTGCACAGAAATCTGTTCAGGCACCTTTTGCTTTGCCTGCTGATGTTAACGTGTTGGAGATTGGTCCTGATGCAACTATCCGTTCTGCTTCACCTGAGAAGATTCGCCGTGTCGATCTTAATGTTCCGCCTGGTTTGTTTCAAGAATCTGCTGCTTTGGATCAGGAACTACGTACCGGTGCTAGGTATCCAGAGGGTCGTTTAGGTAATCAGTCTGGTTCTATTGTTACTGGTCGTGGTGTTGAAGCCCTTATGGGTGGTTTTGATACACAAGTTAAGACTGCACAGTCTGTGTTGGCTGGTACGTTCCGTGATGTTATTGACATTTGTTTCCAAATTGATGAAGCAATCTTTGGTGATGTTACTAAAACTGTTCGTGGTGTTGATGCAGGTTCACCTTACGAAATTACTTACACTCCCAAGAAAGACATTGCTGGGGAACACATCGTTGATGTGACTTACGGTCTTATGGCTGGCCTTAACCCTAATCAGGCTCTTGTGTTTGGTTTGCAGGCTCGTGGCGATCAGCTTATTAGTCGTGACTTTTTGCGTAGGCAGATGCCTTGGGAAGTTAATGTTACGATGGAAGAACAAAAGATTGAGATTGAGAAACTCCAGGATGCTTTGATTCAGGCTGTTGCTGGTTATGCTCAAGCGATTCCTATGCTTGCTCAGAGTGGTGGGGATCCTTCAGAGGTTTTGTCTAAGGTTGCAAGCATTATCGATGGTCGCCGTAAAGGTAAATCATTAGAGGAAGTAGTTATTGCTGCGTTTGCTCCAGTACCGCCACCAGCACCTGTAGGGGTTGAGCCTGTTCCGGGTTCCCCTGAAGCCGGCATGCCTAGTGCTGGTGGTGCCGAATTGAATCCACGTACAGGTATGGCACCTACTGTGGTTCCAGGTCAGGCAGGTATGGGTCCAGGTGGCCGCCCTGCCGTTCAACAACTTCTTGCGGGTCTAAACTCGCGAGGAAATCCAACTCTTGCAGCATCCGTTGCAAGAATGATTCCAGCAGGATAACAAAGGAGAAAAAGATGGCATTCGGTTCTAAGAACAAGCCAGCCACGCAGGGTTCTGCTGGTAAAGCTAATGTTCAGCCAGTAAAGAAGTCAGGCGTACCTTCAGGGGTTCGCAAACCAGGTAAGTCAGATGTTCAATTCGGTTACGCACCTAAAGGTGTTGGCGGTTCAGGTAAAGGAAGTAAATAATTATGGCTAATGTAAATGCAAAAGTTGTTAAAACAGATAAGAAGCCAAAGGTACGTTACGCAGCAGGTGATAACACCAATGTTAACCCAATTAATGGGCCTATTGCTAAGTCTGCTAACCCTAATGTTCCAGGCCCAGGCAATGATCCAGGTTCTACTTACACTCGTGCAAGTGGAACTGTTTTAACTCGCGCTCAAGAACTTGCAAATGCAAAAACTGTTCAGAAAGAAAAAGCAGAAGCAAAAACTGCTGCTAGAGATGCTAAAAACGCTGCTATGTATGCTAAGTACCAGAAGCAACATCAAGATAAAATAGACAAAGAAAATCAAAAGCAAATCAAGCCAGGAACACACTAACTAAATAATCTTCCAGACTTATGCTGGATGTGCAAAACAACCATTCGACTAACTAAACAGGCAGGTGAGAAACATGGCAGGTAAAGGTGGCTATCAACGCCCAACAAGTCCCGCACCAGTTTCCGGCCCAGGGTCTTTATCCCAACGAACCGATGGTGGTCCCGCACATAAACAAGCAGCTAAATACATTTCTGGTTTACCGTATGGGCAGGGTCAGGAGATGATGAATACTCAATCTTCCGCACCTATGGAAGCGAGTACTCCTACTCCTAACCCTGTCCCTGCTTCGGAGATTGCTTCAACAGGTCAAGCACAGGCTGAATCCATGCCTGTTGTTCCCTTAAATGCACCAGACCAATACCCTGACCGTTTTGTTACACATGGTGCAGATCTTGGTCCTGGTCCAACAACATCATCACTTGGTTTACCTAATGCTGATGTTGCATCGTACGACAATACTAAGAGTTACATTCAGGCTTTAGCCAGCAATAGTGATTCTTCCCCCGCTTTGAAAGCTTTGGCGAGACGATTAAACGGAGCGTTCTAATTGTCTAGCAATCAACCTATTAATTTTAACGATGCTGTTAACAAAGCTTTGCAAGACAATCCTCACATTATCAATTCGCCAGGTTTAGCTTCTGATGTTGTTAAGTCACCTGATCCTATTAATGCTGCCCCTGTGTTATCACACGCGGCAAACGTTTCTGCTACTGTGCAGGCTGCACAGGATTATGCTGCAGAAAATCCTAACCCTACCCATTGGTGGGATGGGCTTGTTCATAGTGCAGTTGGTGGCCTTGAGTCTTTGATGAAACCTTTGCAAGAGGTTCAGCGTGACTACAAATACATTCACTCTTTATACACCCGTCACGGTATCATGTGGGGTACTTTAGGCGCTCTTGCTGTTGCCGGTGGTGCTACGATTGGCGCTTTTGCTGGTGGTGGTGTTGGCGCTGTTGCTGGTGCAGATATTGCTGCTATGGGTTTGCGTAAAATTGGTGGAAACCTTGACGAGTTCCGTGACTCTTATGCCGATTCCGAGAACGCTAAATACAAAGTTTCTATGGGTCGAGATGTTGCTAACCTTTTTGGCGCACATGGTCAAACTGATACCGGTTGGGGTAAGTTTGTTTCTGGATCTGTTGATGCAGGTTTTGATATTAGTTTAGATCCTTTAATGAAACTTGGCGCTCTTTCTAAAGCTGTCAAAGGTGGAGATTGGGTTGCTCAGGGTGGCGCTCGTGTCCCTTGGGCTATGCGTTCTGTGGGCGCACAACAGTTCCTTGAAAGTAGGAGTCTAAAACTTTTTAGTGCCGATCAGTTGCAATCAGTTTATGATGCTGGTCTTGGCGCTAATGCTTTGTCGTCTACCGCAGGTCGCCAATATCATCGTGCTTTGAATGAACTTGCAGACTTGTCTGCTGGTGATGTTGTTGCCAAGTACCCTGAATTGCAAGGCATTGCTGTTGAACTTGGTCGTGCTAAAACTGTTGAAGAAGTCCATAAAACATTTATGGTTGGACAGTTTGAAACAGAGTTTATGACAAAATCTGCTTTGGCTGGTACTGCTATAATTCCTTCGCGTAGCATCGCTCGCGGGGCTTTGTCTAAAGTATCAGAAAAACTACGTCAACCTTTTGCTAACACCCTTGATGATACTGTTTACGATTACCGTAATGCTGCTAACTTTTTTATTCCACGCAAAGGTATTGACGATCTTGGTCAAGCAAAATGGATTGCGCCTTTAGCGTTTAGGCCTTTAAGTAAAGAAGCTTTTGCTTCTGCTGTAGCAAAAAAGACTCGCACTTTTTCAGGCTACCAACCGTATGTTATTGATTC